TCATTAACAGTTAATGGCACATTAATTAGCCTTGGTGGATCTGGAACAATCACCGCAACGGCTTCTAATGCTTTAACGATTGGCACAGGATTGTCTGGCACATCCTACAATGGTAGTACGCCAGTAACTGTTGCAATAGCTAACACATCTGTTACATCTGGAAGTTACACGCTTGGCAACTTTACAGTTAACGCACAGGGTCAACTGACCGCAGCATCAAGTTCAAGTACAACGGGTAGCGGAAATGTCGTATTGGCAACTTCTCCCACTCTTGTAACGCCAAATCTTGGTACACCATCCACATTGGTGGGTACTAACATCACGGGCACAGCTTCTGCGTTAAACATTGGTGGAAACGCTGCAACCGCAACAAGTGCAACATCTGCAACTACCGCAACAAATTTGGCGAGTGGTACAACTTACGCATTGCCCTATCAATCTGGCGTTGGAACTACGTCATTCTTAGCATCAAGCACAGCGGGTCAAGTATTAATTACAAACGGAAGTTCAACTGCTCCATCTTGGGCAAGCAGTATTACTTTGACAAGTGGATCGTTTGGTACGCTTTACACAACTGGGCTTACTGGCTATTTATATGGTAATGGCGTTGGTGCGGTAACGGCATCTACAACAATTCCAACAAGCGCATTGTCTGGTCAAGTATCCCTTGCTAATGGCGGTACAAACGCTAATTTGACTGCAAATGCTGGTGGCGTGGTTTATTCTGGTGCATCTGCTTTGGCAATTAGCACAGCAGGGACAACAGGACAGTATTTAACATCCAATGGAACTGGAGCACCTACTTGGTCTACTCCAAGTGCCTCAGTTACTATTTCAGATCAAACAGTCAGTTCTAGCACTTTTTACCCTGCATTTTTATCTGTTACAAGTGGTACTGCTACAACTATTGACACTAGCTCCACAAAACTACAGTATGTACCAAGTACAGGAACATTCACAGCTACTGTGTTTAGTGGTGCAGGAACAGGACTGACAGGAACAGCATCTAGTTTATCGATTGGTGGTAACGCTGCGACTGCTACAAGCGCAACAACTGCAACCAATCTTGCTGGTGGCGCAAATGGTTCTGTACCTTATCAAACAGCATCTGGAACAACCACATTCTTGGCAGCGGGTAAAAATGGATATGTATTGACACTATCTGGTGGTGTGCCAATTTGGTCTGCATCATCTGCAAGTATTTCAGTTACAGATGACACCACAACAAATGCCACAAGGTATCCATTATTTGCATCTGTTACATCTGGCACTTTATCAACTGCTTATACTTCCTCTACTGAGTTTCAATATAACCCAAGTACAGGCACATTGTCAACCGTAGTGGTAAGCGCATCTGGAACGGTAACGGGTGCAGAACTTATAGCCAGTAACGGAATTATTGTTAACTCCAAAACGGTAAGCGCAAACTATACAATTCCAAGTGGTGACAGCGCAATGTCTGCTGGGCCAGTAAGCATAGCAAGCGGTGTAACAGTTACGATATCTAGCGGTTCTCGCTGGGTTGTTTTGTAGGGTAAATATGGCATACGGCACATTAGCAATAGACACAATCCAGTCCAGTACAACTGGAACACCAACTCAGTTTAATGATGGGTCTGGCACGCAGATTGGTACGCTTTGCAGGGCTTGGGTTAATTACAAAGGGACATCAACGCAATCAATTCGTGCAAGTTTTAACGTTAGTTCGGTTACTTATAACAGTACAGGTGACTACACAATTAACTTTACGACAGCAATGACAGATAACAACTATTCTGTTTGTGGAACTGCTGGCGATTTTACGGGCGGAAGTCAAAACAGGATGACAGTTGACCCTAAAGTTTTTGCGACAGGCAGCATACGAATTAACGTAGACAATTCAAGTTCTACAACAGATCAAAACGCTGTTTCCGTTGCAATTTTCCGTTAAGGACTCACAATGACAACAATCATCAACGCAGTCGCATCCACAGGCCTTGTCCAAACATCAGATGGATCAGGAGTAATGTCCGTTTATTGGTTGCGATGTGCTGAACATACAGATATTTTTAAACAGGGATATATTGGCATTACTAAATATGGTCGTGAAAAACGTAGATTTTGGGAACATAAGACTGTTGGTCAAAACGCTCATTTACGCAATGCGTTAAACAAATATGAAGTAGTGCAGGAAATCTTGCTAATTGCTAACAAAGACTACTGCAAAGAGATTGAGCAAAAGTTGCGACCAGAAACAAACATTGGTTGGAACATAGTTGCTGGTGGTGGATTGCCACCTAGCTTTAAAGGAAAAAAACGTTCTGTTGAGTTTGTTAAACGTTTAAAACAACAAGTTCAATCTGAAGAAACCAAAGCAAAGCGTTCTACGTCAATGCTAGGAAATAAAAATGGTGTTGGTCATAAATTGACGGAAAAACATAAAGAACTATTGTCTAATGCTATGAAAGGTACAAAACGTTGCCTTGGCAAACAAAACAATTTGAAATATCGTTATATTGGAACGAATATTAAAACAGGTGAGATAATTACTTTAGTTGGTGGTAAACCAGTTGAAAATGCTGGATTTCATATGGGTCATGTAAGCTCTTGTGCTTGCGGAACTGAAAAATCTCACAAAGGTTATACATGGACAAAGGAGCTAATCAATGGCATCAATAATTAATGCAAGTACAAGTAATGGAATTGTGCAAACCGCTGATGGTAGTGGAATTCTAAAATGTCAAGCTAATGGTGTTACTACTAATGCTTTGGCTTGGGTAAACTTTGACGGAACAACAAGTCCAGGAACTATTCGAGCGCAATACAACGTAGGAAGTGTGACAAAAGTCGCTACTGGTCGTTATGCAATAAATTTCACAACTACGCTTTTTGATGCAAATTGGGTTGCAGCAGGTTTGTCAAAACGAGGCTCAAGTCCCGATGCTCAATTTGTTACATCACTAGATGGAAATTCAAGTCAAACATCTTCTGTTTGCTATATTTGTACTGGTCTTGGTAGTAATGGTACGTATACAGATTCTCCATTTGTTGAGATCGCAATTTTTGGAAACTAAAAGGAGAAAATCATGTCACAAGTAATCATCTTCACAAACACAGGCGGTAACGTATCAGTATGCGTACCCACAGGCGAACTACCTATTGAGACTGTTCTTGCAAAAGACTGTCCAAGTGGTGCAATTATCGTAGAAGACTCAACCCTACCCCAAGGTGATGATGCTCTATTTTTTGATGCTTGGAAGTTAAATGGTTCTACAGTATCTGTGGATATGCCAACTGCTATTGCCCATCAAACCACAAAGCTCAACCAAATGGCTTATTCTGAGGCACAACACAGAAGTGCAAAAGCTGGGATTGGATTGACTAATGTAATGTCAGATGCAGATTGGACAAGTGCTTTGACAACTGCAAGATCTGCAATCACAGCATCCACAACAACTGCTGAATTAGTAAGTGCTATTGCACCTATTCAGTCAGCAATAACTGCTAACACACTATGAGCTTAGTTTTAACAGGCACATCATCAGGGGGTACTATTGCAAGTAGTACGTCTGGTGTTGCCGTTCAAATGCAAGATAGTGGAGCAAATACAAATACTTGTCAGGCATGGGCAAATTTTAACGGAGTTTCTGGTTCCGTTGCCATTAGAGCATCTTTTAATATAAGTAGCATTACAAGGAATGCAGCGGGTAATTACACTTTGGCATTTACAAATGCTTTAGTTGATTCAAATTATGCTTCTGTTGTTACAGGAGCAACTGGAGACACATATAATGTTGCAATTGGAGGTAGATATACAACATCAACTGCAAGCGCCATTCAAGTAAGTAATGCAGCAGCTGGTACTGGTGGTGTAGATGTTTCTTATGTTTCTGTAGCAGTTTTTAGATAAGGAAAATCATGGACTATAAATGGGAAATATCAGAATTAAGTGGGGAAGATGAAGTCATCACCCATGCAAAATACCATTTAACCCTGTCTAATGGCGAAACTACAGTTGAGACTGAGGGAAATTGGCATTTTAAAGATCCACAAAACAAGATTCCATTTGCACAAGTGACTGAGGAAATGGTAGCTCAGTGGATTGAAAATGAGGCTATGAAAGATGGTGTTTGTGTAATAAAATCTAGGTTAGAGGAACAATTGGCGCTTTTGGAAAAGTCGAAATCTATTGTCCCCCCTTGGAAACCACAAGTTTTTACTCCCAATATATAAGGTGACCCATGACCCAGGCCATTGACATCATTTCTAGGGCATTAAAAGATATTGGAGCTTTGGAGGCAGGGGAAACCCCTACACCAGAGGCATCTCAAGATGCTTTTGATATGCTCCAAGATATGCTAGACCAATGGTCAAATGAAAGCATGATGGTTTTCTATAAAAATGAAATCATCTTTCCTTTGGTTTCTGGTCAAACTCAGTACACTATTGGGCCTAATGGTCAGATTGGGGCAACTTTTACAGGCTCCATTACTGGCAATATTTTGACTGTTACATCCATCCAATCTGGTGGAATTTCACTTGGGATGACTTTGTCTGGGACAGGGATCACTGCAGGGACAAAAATACAACAAATGCTCACAGGGGCTGGTAATAATGTAAATGAGGCAGGGACTTATTTATTAAACATTAGTTATTCCTCTGTTTCAAGTGAATCTATCAAGGCTTATTATCAAAGGCCTTTGACCTTAAATTCTTGTTTTGTCAGGATTAATACCTATTCCAATGGTCAACCCATTACAAATGGGGGTCTAGATTATCCAGTTTCTGTGCTTAATATTGAGCAATATGAAATGATTGGATTAAAAACTTTAAATGGCCCTTGGCCCAAGGCTGTTTATTATGAGCCTACAGAAACATTAGGAAATATCTATGTTTGGCCTAATCCAAGTCAAGGTGAAATGCACATTTTTGTAGATCAAATATTTCAGCAGTTTGTATCTATAAATGACACAGTTAATTTACCTCAAGGTTATGCAATGGCTTTGAGGTGGTGTTTGGCTGAAAGATTAATGCCTATGTATGGCAAGGCTAGTCAGACACAAATTGCAATGATTAACAAGTTTGCCGCCCAAGGGAAGAGCACAGTTAAAAGAACAAATATGAGGCCTCCAATTGTTTCTACCTATGCTGATTCATTGTTGGTGGGTAGGCAAAAGGATGCGGGCTGGATCTTGAGCGGAGGGTTCTTTAGATAATGGCTGAATTTGGCTTTGTTGGCCCATCCTATACTTCTGCCTCTATTTACCAAGATGATCAAGAATGCATCAATTGGCGGCCAGAGGTTGATCCTCTAAAACAGCCAGGCTCTAGGGGTGTGGTTGCTTTGTACCCAACTCCTGGGCTGACATCACTATTAACATTTCAAAACCAAGCTCCTGTAAGAGGTTTAAGAACAGTTTCTGGAGGCCAACAGCTAATAGCAGTTTGTGGACAATATGTTTATTCCATGACCTCTAGTTTAATTCCTACTATTGTGGGCCAATTA